TCTGATAAGGAACTTGTGGAAGTCCGTAACCTCCACCCTCCATCATTGCATTAGGCAATTACTTCTCCCCCCTCAGAAAGTCAGAGGACTTAAACTTGCCTCCCTGACCCGCACGAAGACGCTTAAGTAAAGCATTTCGCTTAGCCTTGTTCTTAAGATCCCTATCCCTATAGCCAGCCCTATTAACAGGACCGACAGTAGGCATTGGACGTCCGCCACCATAAACAGTATTACCAGCAGAATAAGCACTGGTACCTGTATCCGGACGGTCCCTAGCCGCCTGTTGCATAGCTAACTGAGACCCAGTAGGTCGAGAGGGAGAATTAACTGCATTATTTGCAGCCTGTGCAGCAGCACGTCCTACATTGGGACCGACACGTCCAGTCTTATTTCCAATTGGTCCCGCACTAGCAGACTTAGCAGCTACAACACCAGCAGCCGGGCCAGAACGACCAGAAGACTTTCCTCGAGCTTTCATCATTGCAGCAATCTTTCCTGCTGCGCTGGGGGATCCAGCCATATCCTTCTCCTAACTAATCTTCTGAGAAACTTTCTGCTTCTGGCTCAGTGTTGGTGCGATACTGAAGATCTTAACAGGTGCCTTAGAAGGACTGCAATCCGTATCAATTCGTACCTCAAAGTATACTTCACGGAACCTACAAGACTTCTGAAACTTCAAAAATTTTCTAGACTTAGTACCAGACGCATCTACCACATCAGTGATAGTAGGATCAACAAGGAGAGGTTGAATCCAGAGATTATCGTCAATATCACCCCAGGTAAGACCTGTGAGGTCTTGCCACTTAATTTGTGTATTATAGATAATTGGGACAATTTTACCAGTGACAGTCCCACTAGCAATAACGTCACAGCCCCACCAAAAGAGGCGCTTGAAAGTGTTTGGGGACTCAAAGTCGTAGTATTTTGTTCTAGCAACACAGGTAATGTTTTCAGTATAAGAAGGGTCACCCAGAGGATTGTCATTGAGAGCGTAAATACCAGAATTGTTAAGGATACAGGTACCTGAGACATAAAAAGAAGCAACATTTGCAGTACTGAGTTTTGGCTGCTGAATCCAGTGACTGAATGTCTTGGTACTTGTCCACTGCGTCCATGTACGTGTGTCGAAGTTGAAAACGAAGACCTTATCAAAATATCGAATAACCAATCGATTCCCGACGATAGAAATCGCCACAGGGCGGAAGAAGGTACCTGTTGTAGAATAATCAGGCGTAAAAGTAAGTTTGACATTTAACTGATTATAGACGTAATTGATAAGTTCGTAGACATACTGCTCATGGTAGACTAAGAGGTAGTTTTGATATTGAACCACACAGTGAAGACCAGAAGCACCAATAGTGCCTGAAACGACCTGAACAGTACCTTTATCGGGCGCGGTGTCATAGGAGTAAACGTGTGTGGAGTCGTTTTTGAATAGATAAATGCTATTATTAAGGACATAAAGATCGACCAGCTTCTGGCCATCACCCTTCCTAATATCAATAAAATTAGGAGCAGGCCAACTAGTACCATCAGCAATCCCAGAAAAATAAAGTCTACTGCTGTTCGACGTAGCCTTGTCACCAGCACCGATAAAGAGACGTTCCTTGTAGACACCAATTGACATACCCTTAGGCATTGCAGCGACATTTGCATATCCAGATGTAGGATCCCACTGCCCACCAGTAACAGCTGCACCAGGAGCAGAGACAATCCACATTTTATCTAAATATTGCGTCGCCGCATAAGACCTATATCCAGCAACAATAGTATTCCAAGTAGAGCCGCTAAGATAGTATACCCCGCTATCGTTGCTACCGATAAGATATGCAGTACCTGTGGCGTCGTCGACGTAATATCCAAGCAGATCCATAGTATTAGAAGTAGCGTAGCTAGTATAGTTAACAATGGCTGGACGACTCGTGAGAGAGCCATCAGTATCAAATTCAAAGTTTTCACAGACACTTAATTCATCTTCCTCTAAAGATGTAGGATCACTGACATTGTTTAGACCACCCTTGAACGGGCCAAGCTTTACGAAGGATCCAGGCATCAGATATCATCCTCCAGAACAGTAATCACGGGATAGGTGCCGCGAATCTGTCCAGCTTCCCGCTCAGCGTTTTGACCAAATTTTTGCTCGAGAGACTGATTCTTGTACTGTGCAGCTGTATAATCTTCATCCATTTCATAAGCTCGGGCGAGAACAAAATCAACTAAAGTGTCAAACAGGACATCTGGAATAGACAACAAGTCCCCTGCTGCATCAATATCAGCAGGATGCTTAGTATAAAAGATCTTGAGGGTGTAGTTGATAGAGTCCGGAATGGGATATAAATGAAGCTCATTACCCCATTCCCAATACATCGTAGGTGTACCTTGATAGGTAGGATCGTAGTCAGTGTCTCCAATAATATTTTCCTGAAAATCCGGAAAACTAATAGACTTTAGAGGAACACCATTTACAAATAAAGCTTCGACTGTAAGAATATTGTCGGATGGAAATGTATAGGTTTCTCCCCCGACTGTAGTAGATACTGTTGCAGAACCTTTCAGTACCTTGTTATTCTTGATAATCTCTAGCTGACCAGCATTGATCCACATAAAAATATCTGTATCGAGAAGCTGAGCACCAGAGTCATCACCAAACTGGCGTCGCACTCGATTCATCACGTCTTGCACAGTCTTAGTGGTGACATCCAGACCCATAGTTACCTCACCTATAAGTAATTCCGTTGTGCTTATAAGTGCTCTTGGGACTGCTTAGAATTGCTCTACCAAGAGCGTGCTGTTCTTCTTTTCTTTCGAGCTTTTCTTTGAGGCGTAGTGCTTCCCTCGCACGCTCTTGAGCTTCAAGAGTGCCAAGAACGTCAGTATTTGCCAGATCGTTAGACCAAAGCCAAGTAATAAGCGTCTCGTTAACTTCTTCTGGTCTGAGCTTTCGTATAATATACGAAGGCCGTCCCTCAGGCTGGTGAAGTAAAGCGAAAGGAAATTCTTCATTGAACGCCCTTTGTTCTGGTGGCACATACGCCAAGAAGACTGTGGGATCCCAGTCATTAATGACCTCTGCAACTCGACGGTGTAACTCAGACTGGGGCGTGAGGATTACATCGCCGACTGTGGTATGAACTGTGTCATCCATTACGTATTCATCCTATAATAAAGTCGCTCGAGATCTGTCGTAGACAAGTCACTACGTCCTGTGACTTGAATAAAATACTTCCTCTTAAGATCCTGAAAACTACCAGTAGTGGAGCCAGTAGCACTCAAGTAGAATCGACGTTCTAGCTCATGGGGAGAGATAACAGTTGTCAGAGGAATTGCTAACTGCGTTGTATAGTAACGCCTCTTCAAACTCTCAAGGGTCCCCGTAGACACTCCTGTGGCGGCTCTAAAGAATGTCATGTGGAGATCCATAAGACTATACGGCTTATCTGTAGTGTTGTCTACTAATCCGTAGTCGGATAGCAGTTTAGGTGTCGGGACTACAAACGAACCAGGGGTTTTGGGTAAATCGCCAGAGAGGTCCGCAATGATATTAAGTGTGGCCTGTTGGGCGACTTGGTTAGCAATAGCGGTACCTCGGAGATGGAAATCATCAAGACCCCACGCCCACTGAGTTGTACTTGCGTTGAAGAATTTACCACCACCAAGATACTTACCAAACTGGAGCTTGTGCTGGATATTTCCACTACCTGAGTAATCTTCGCCGTTGGCATCACTTACGGCTCCAGTGATAGCTACTGTAGTGTCACTGGCAGCATGGACAACAATAGCTGAAGAAGAAGCAGGCGCATCCCATTCCATGCCCAGAGATCCGGTACCTAAGCTATAGGTTTGGCCAGTAGTTAGTGCCTGAACAGCAGTACAGTCTCGCCAAACAGGAGATGTCTTATTAGCAAAAGGCACGAGAATAGCATCGTTACGAATACCATTTACCTTAAAGATATCTCCAACTAGGTCACCAATGATTCGTCGACTTGCCCAACGTGTATCTTGCCAAGTACCCTGCCACTGACCAACAACAAAAGGAACACCAGCAACGTGAGTAGAAGGTCCAGTCATTGTGTCTTTCTTACACCACATGACTCTACCTTGCCACTCAACCTTCCAAAAGAAATCATTAGCACAAAGATTCATCCACGGAGTGCCCTGGACAAGCTTATTTTTGAACGCGTCCCAAACTGTCGGAGAGATATACTCATTGTGTCCATTGGTGATAATAAGAGTACGACCGTTGAGGATAGTAGTATCTGACTCCAGTTGTTCAAGAGTACAGTAACCAACATCGTAACCCATACGTTCTATGAATCGAAGGAAAGGGAATTCGGAATTAAAAAAGTTTGTCTGAGGGACACCAGTAAGTGTTAAAACGGGACGGTCGTAAGAAACAGCCAAAGCACGAGCAGTGATAGTACCCAAAGCACCGCCAGTACCGTACAAAGACGATCCAGTTGTCTCAGCACCAGGAGTACCATAATAATTATACGCACCCATCCACGTCGTGTCCGACGCAACAACCAAGATGGGAGCCTTAGCTGAGGTATCAGTAACCAAAAACAGAATGTGCCCAAAAGTAGCGGACTGTCCTCGGATAAGTGCATAGTACCATCCAGGAACTGCATTTGCCGGAATCGACCATGAAGCGTTTGTAGACCATCCAGAACAGTCTGTCGCACCATTACTGTTACTAATAGTACTAGCGGCAGGCTGAGCGGTAGGAGTTCCAGCAATCCCTGCTTGAATAAGTCTGGCTCCTGTACCACTAGAATAATATCCAAGACGATGAATATCGACAGTAAAGGCAGAGTTGTAGTTAATTTTGAAGTTGACGGTTTGACCA